GCAGCTTAAGTTCTTTAGAAAACCTACGTAGTTCGGCTACTGCCTCTTCTTGTGTTGCGAAATCTTTACTAGGGCCACAGTCTAAATCCAAGAAGAACGCCTTGAACGCTAGCGTATTATCTACACGACGCGATCCAGCTTCAGAAAACGTAGCTAGCGCGAAGTAAACATCGTACCCCTGCGCGTCAAGGTGATTAGCGGTGTCCACCACGTCATCTAGCGACGTGAAGAACATCTGTTTCCTTTGGTCGTTTGCTAGGTGGTTAGCGAATACACAGTAGTTACCTGTATCACTGAGCACCCTGCTTAAAAATTGCTTGGTGTGCATGACTATTACTCATAACCGAAAGACACCGTGGCAGGGGTGTCGGTACACCCTTTTCGATTACTCTAGCCACGATGGTAGTTATGGAGCTTTAGTCGTCCCACTCATCAATCACAGCGGTGACCGCCTCTTTCTCTTCCTTTGGAGCTGCGGACTTCTTCACCATTTTCTTAGGTTCTTTTACTGGAACATCTTCTTCCCACTCGTCTTCTGCGGGAGTAGCAGCTACAGGTTCTGGTGTTGCCTCGACAGCGAATGCACCACCATCACCACCTTCAACGGTGAATCCTTCCTCCTCCTCAAACGGATCTCTAGCCTGCATGGGCACATACTTAAGCACCTGCACTGCTCTTGGTCGGAGCTTGACCCCTGCTGTACCGTCTACGAAGTATGGGTGCAGAGAGACCTGCACGTTGATCGTGCTGCCGCTGGTCAGCATAAACCCGCTAGGCAATGGCGTTCTCTTTGCGTCTACCTGTGATGGCGGTCTGCTAGCCTCACCGTTGTAGGCACCCTCAGTTCTGGATTTGTGTGTCCAGTTACCGTTTTCATCTTTCTTGAAAGGGCGCTCAAACGTCTCAGGCCAACTGCTGTTGCCATCAGCGCGTTTAGTTTCATACGCATCTTTCATAGCAGACCACAGACCTTTAGCCTGATCGGTGCTCATAATAAAGCTAAGCGAGAACTCTGCGCCTTTCTCTGTAGCTTCGCACGGTACGCTTTTGTTTTTAGCGTTGTCCCATCGGTAGGTCTTGTCGATCCTTGGGTATAACGCTTCCACGCCTTTCAACAAGTGTGTTGCTGTATCAGCCATTTTTATGTTCTCCTAAACATCTATGTTTATGCTATTTCACTCACAGTAAACCCCTCCACCTCATCGAATGGCGATGCTGCACTACTCCACACTGGCGGGGCACTGAAGGTAATCGCTTTCAATGTATCGGGGTGTTTCTCAAGCTCCATAGCAATCTTAAGTTCGGCCTCGTCTAACACCCGCATGGGTCTAAAACGTAGCCTTGGTGCGTAACTTGTCTGCTCAAAACAGATCCTAGTCACGACGGTTGTAGCAGAGGTGTCGTGCTTAACTAGGTGCTTCACGTAGTTTTGCATTGACATCCAGCCGCGCTCAGCTTCACCAAACAAACTTGTTGCTGGTAGTTGTAGCTGAAACACGTCATATAGATTGTCCTCTACAATAGTTACGGCGATCCTCTGTAAGAACTTACAAGCTCTTGAACCGCCTCCTCCTGATCCCCGTATGTTCTGTTCACAATCTATGCAGCGCGTTGACTGCCTAGTTTCTGCTGGAACATCTGGGTCAGGTGCCTGTGTGTTTGATGACCAGCAACTAGGGCTAGCTGCACGGTTAGGGTCATAGCTCCCTGCGTAAAACATACGTGACATACCTGCGGCATTTACAATCACGACATCTAAAACATCAGAGTCTATTTGTACCTCTTTACCGTCTACTACCTTACGAAACTTACCGTCCCGTATGCTGATCTTCTTGAAACTCATACTACAGGTCTTCGTCCAAATCCCCTACCGCTTCGACACGCTCGCTGACTTCTTCAATAGGTTCTTCGTTTTCTACGGGGGTGTTTACTGCGTTCAAGTCTGTATGCATGAGAGCAAAAACCACACGGTTAAGGTCAAAACGATACGTCTTACCTACGTGTATGTACGTATTTTCTGGTATGAGGTTAGCTCGTAGCCATGAACGCACGGTGCTCACAGACACTTTTAGCTGCTTTGCTACCTCGTCAATGTCCACTAGGTTTACTTGCTCGGTCACTTCTTTTTCCTTACGTTGATTGTGTACTCAGTATTAGCATTCAAACCTTTGGGTAGTTTCTCAGGGTTCTCCTCCAACCATTCTTTAATAGCTTTTTGGTGAAGCCGCTGCTGTAGGAACTCTGGCACTTGTTCTTCTATAATGAACTCACGCATCTCTTCCCAGTTATTAGTCTGGTACACGGTCTTGGTGGTTTTATAAAAGGTGCCTGTGTCGGTTGACACGTTCTTAGCTTTGGTCGCGTCAAGATGCTTCATCATTTCGTCTTTGATGAGATCCTGCTGTTCACTGAGTTTGCTGTCTTCTTTATCAAAATCAGACTTAAGCTCAGCACGCTTGTCCCTGATCTTCAGATAAACCTTTATCAGCTTATCTGTGTCCACGCTGTTTGATTGCATTTAGGTTCTCCAATTACCTAGCAGTACACTTTAATGGTAAGCAACTATCTAATCAAGTATTTCCTTGTATAAATCTATTATCTTTGTGTGATCGTTGATTCTATTATCTAATAGTGAGTACACACGTTTCTCTGCGAAGGAGCCTTGCAACTGTACCACCGTACATTTGTGATCCTGCCCAGAGCGATGCACGCGAGCATTAGCTTGCGCGTAGGTTTCTAACGAGCTTGTCGGCCCCCACCATACCACTGTATTCGCCGCAGTCAGTGTAACTCCGTGGGCTGCTGCAGCGGGTTGAATTACCAACACCTGTGGCGAGGCGCTGGTTTGAAATCGTTTGAATATGTCTGTGCGCTTAGCGGCTCCCACATCTCCTCTAATAATCTCAGTGGGTATACCGTCGTTTATAAGTTTATCCGCCAGTATGTCTATGACGTGCTTAAACGGCACGAATACCAAGACCTTCTTAGTTGATTCGTCTATCACTTCACGAAGAACTTTATAGCGATGTTTGATGTCAAACTCTAAAGAGTCACCGTCATCTGTGTACACTGCACCGCTTGAGATTTGCAGTAACTTATTCATGTTCACGGCGGCGTTGGCTGCGGTTATTTGCTCCCCAGCGGCCTGCATGACCATAGTATCTTTAAGTTGCTTGTAGTATTTCTTCTGCTGCCTAGTCATCTCAACCGTGCGTTTGACGTACACCATGTCTGGTAGGTCAAGGCACTCTTCTTTTGTAAACCTAATCGCTGGCTGCAGTGCTTTGAATACGGTGTCTGTAGCGTTCTCCTTGGGCACCCACTTAAAGTTAGTGACCTTCTGCATCACCATGTCACGGAAAGAACTAAAGAATCTAGGTACAGCGCTAGGGTTTACTAGCTTTGCTAGCCCAAACGCATCGACGGGGCTTTGCGCTGCTGGCGTGCCCGTCATCATCCACAACCACATGTGCGGAGCTAACAACGCATTCAACGTCTTCCAACGTCTAGTCTGTGGGTTCTTATAGTGTGTAGCTTCGTCCACTATGATTAGATCGAAGCCCCCAGCGGCTATGGCATCAGCCACTATCTCAACACCGTCGTAATTAATAATCACGAACTCGGCACCGCTTTCTATTATCTTTCGGCGCTTAGGTGCAGCACCGTAGGCTATGTCTGCACTTCTGTGCATGGCGAAGGTGAACAGATCATCCATCCACGCTGACTCCATGATGGACAGGGGGCATATCACGAGTACACGCGAGACGTACCCTTTGCTCATCAAGTAGTCAGCGGCCCATATAGCACTTGCTGTCTTGCCAGTGCCTTGCTCGTTAAAGCAGAACGCTCTTTTGTTCAAAGTGAAGAACTCAGAAGTAGTCCTCTGGTGCTTCATCGGTGCGTGCTTTCCCGTCCAATCGTATCGTGTACGTATCGGGGAAGGTACGTTTATATTTAAGTTCTTTAGAACGTGAGCTTCTTCCAGCCCCCAGTTCACAATTACTTTGTTGTCTTGAAGCTCTTTGCTCTTAGGTATAACGCTCGTAACTTTTTTAGGGTCACGCAACCTAAGCAACAAGGCTTTGTTATCCACAACCTTCATGCTGTTCTCCAAATGCCGCCTTTAGCACCCACGGACGGCGCGTGGTATCAACCCTTCTGATTCCGCAATGCGTGGACTTGCTTTCCAAGCGAATCAGAAGGACGTGCTATCTCTTTTTACTGTGTCCGTTTCTACTACGGTTCTTGCTTCGGCTTTCTACCTTGTAGCCATCTTTGTTGGTACCACCTCTACTCAACATTTTGTTATGGCTAACGTCTTTGCCTTCGCGTTTATCTGCTTTGCCGTTCTTATTGGCATCGCGTCCTGTCTTATCCATTGCTCGGCGTGCGCGTTGTCGCTCCATACGATCCGCGTGCTCACCCCTTGCCACCTGCTGACGATACTCTTTTTTGTAATCTCGTTGTCGTCTACGCATCAGTTCCTTCCGTTGTGTGGGCACTCTAAGACTTGGCACCACTGCTTACACAGTCCGCTAGGCTTTGGGTTCCACACATCATTGTCGAAAGCCGCTTGCATACTGTTGTA